TCTACAGATATCACCTCTAGTAGTATTCTCTGTAAGAACGCTTAGTGTTGCATAGTCACTCCCTCTCTTTGAAGTGACTGTACAACCCGATATAAACAATGCCCCAAGGCCCAAAATAAAAATATTTTTCATATTAGAAACTAAAGCCTACGCCAAGTTGCATGCCGCCTTCGCCAATATCCCAAGCATCATCAACAGCCCAGACATAGCCAAGATCAACATGAGCGCCGGAACCAAGCTCATGCTTGTAACCTACACCAATTTCTCCACCTACGATTTCGTAACCAAAGCCACCATCAAAATCGAGGTCAATGTTACCACCTACAGAAACATACTCACCACCGATGATACCCGGCGTAGCTGTGATCGTAGGATTAAAAGACAAGTCACCCCAAGTGTTCGTATCACCCCAGCCAATCATGTCTGTAGTAGTGTTATCCCAAGCGTAAGATACGTTAGTATCAAGGCTTACTACAGAGAGATCAACAATAGCACCGCCACTTACGGAGTAAGAATTTGTTGTACCGTCAGAATAAGTAAATTCTGCGTATGTTTCTTGGTTAAAGGCTGTAACGCCTGTACCAACAGTAAGGTCAACATCACCATCTAAGTTAGATGTAATGCCTACGTAAGAGTCTGCAAATACAGACGGTTGAGCAGCCTCTTGTGCTACGGCAACACCAGTTGTCGCAAATACAGCAAGAGCAGAAACGAGTAATTTATTCATAATTACCTCCTAAAAAGTTAATGTACTATTTATACAAATAGTAAACTTTAATGTCCACATGAGGAAATGAATCGGGCGGGGGATAACTTTCCCCCTTCTGTTTCTAGGCTCCCCGAAATAAGCCCACTCCGTTATGCTGCTAGAGCTACGGAAGGTCTTTTATAGTTATTTGCAACTATGGTTTCGTCCCCTCAGACAAGCTACTGACTACCAGTCGATCCTAATTCACCCCCATCATAAACATACCTTGATATGTTTATGGTGGAGGTGAGGGGATTTGCACCCCTGTCCTGCATAGATTTTGTCGAGTCCTCATCGAAGACAATTTTATTTATAAACGAGTTGTCTCGGAACTGTCAACAGGAGGTTCTAGTGAATATATATCGAAAGCATCGTTAAGAATTAAAAAGTCGTCTTTATTCTCTATAACTATGTAATTAAAGTAATCACAACCGTATTTGTCTATTACAGAATTGACTGACTGATCTACAACAATAGCTGAAGTTTTTAAAAATGATTTTGCTTGATCTAAAGACCAGTCTTGTTCATCCATTATAAAGTCTGCTGCACCCCTTACAATAAATGCAAACATATCTTCATCTATTGTCCCACATTTTCTATCATAACCTACATATAATATTGCAGAATTATAGAAATCATGCAGAAAGTCTTGTTGTTGTATCTCTTTAGCATAAGCAACAGAAGAAAATAATAACATTGTAAAAAACAATAGTTTTTTCATATTAATGGAGTCCATGCAATTGTGTTTATATCCTTTAAGAAATTCCAAATCTACTTTTGTAGAAATCAAATATAGTAGTTAACTCAACTGTAGTTATTGTTCTATTGTAAACCAGAACCACTGCTACTTCACAGTCTGAATATTCGTTACTAGTAGTTGAAAATTTGCCTATCATAAGCCCATTTGGTCCTTGACTACCGCCATTAGCAGTTTGCCCAGCAGGTGCTACGTTGTTGTCATAAAAGACTCTAGAATCGCCACTGTAGTTTTCTCTAAAACCGTGGATGTGCCAGTCAGTATCACCACCAGTAACACTAGTGACCCAGCCTTCGGCGTAATATGCATCTGTATTGCCGCTATGCATCCCATAGATAGCGTTATTATTGAAGCCATTAAGGACTCTACCTCTAGCACTATTACTATTAGTAGCATATCTCTGAATAACTACAATTGAACAGTCTGATGTGGACAGGTTTGGTCCACCTGAAGCATATTGATTGCTACCATTAAACTGGAACTTACCTACATTATCATTAGAATATGTAGGAGAGTTAGTCAGTGTGAAGTTATTGCCGTTTCCGCTCATATCACTCCACGTTGAACCTGAACCTGAATAAGATGCTTCTACACCAGCATCAAGGTGAACAACCAATCCACTGGTTACAGGAACAGTAGAATAATCCGGCCAAAATGGCCGCCAATCCATTCTACCGTCATTGTTGGAAGCATCTCCGGGATGTGCTGTTTCTGTCGCTACAGTAAACGTGATAACGTGGTCGCCAGAACCATCAGAAGCTGCTGAATATGTTGCTGTACCGTTGTTCTGAACAAATGTGTCATTTGCTAATTGAGTAGCATTGTAGTTTGCCGCTTTAGGAAGTCTTAAAATAACAGTACCTGAACCGCCATTACCGCCTTGTATGGTAGTAGCACCTGATGTGTTGTAGCCGCCACCACCTCCACCGCCACCGTATCCAGAACGTCCGTGAGTTGCTCTTTGTGTGTTGAGTGTATCGTTCCATGCCTCAGAAGCTAATGACTGCCAAGCACCAGAACCACCACCGCCATCACCACCTTGAGAAGACGTAGAAGAGTTGCCAGCCGCTCGATGTCCGCCCCCACCACCGCCAGCACGGGCAATGGATGTACCAGTAATTGTAGAAGCAAGACCGTCTCCACCATTACCGCCTAAAGTAGTTGCACCATCAGCACCAACTGCTCCGGCACCACCACCGCCACCACCGGAACCAGCAGTAGCGCTATTGGTTGTAGCACCTCTACCACCAGCAGAACCTTCTCCTGATACACCAGCAGTTCTAGCAGTACTCAGAGTAGATGAACCGCCAGCAGAACCACCTGATCCGCCGGGTTGGGTATTGTGTCTAGCTCCGTAACCACCACCTGTAGTTGTTACAGTAGTAATATCACTTCCAGAGATAGATGATGTTCTACCCGGATGTCCTGCCATATTAACACCAGCATTCCAACCTAGCCCACCTTCACCACCTTGTCCTACAGTAATAGAATAAGCAGTTCCACTGGTCACAGTTAAAGCAGTTTCTAAAGAACTTAATCCACCAGAGTTTCCGCCAGTGCCGTCAGTGCCAGTTCCCCATGATGTACGATAACCGCCAGCACCTCCGCCGCCGTCAAGAACACCACCGCCTCCACCGCCACCTGCAAGGATCAGGTAGTTTGCAGTGCCATCCCAAGAAATATCAAATACATTAGTAGCAGCAAGAAGAATAGCACTCATTAGCTTACATCCGTTCCTGTCACAACGCACGCATTAGAAGCAAAGAACGTGATTGTTGTCATGGACCTAGAGCCTAACGTCAAGGTGTTGTTGTGTGTGTTATTATTATCAACACCAAGTCTCATAGATGTTACCGTAGCACCATCCTCTAGGGTTACAGAACTAGCTGAGTTATTATAAACTGCCATGACTGTGCCGACAGCAGGAGCACCCAGAGTAATGGTCGAAACGCCAGTTGAAGCTGTTTTATACACGCCTTCGTTAGAAATAGTTGAATCGGAAGTAATCTCTGTAAAGCGTGGTGTTCTTACGTCACTTACAGAATCATTAACAGTATCTGATGATGTAACATTAGCTGTGCTAATACCTGAAGATCCAGAAATTGTTGTTGGCATAAATCCTCCTTAAGTTGGCTCTGAGGGGAATACAATAGAAAAGGGATCTGTATTACTCGTAGGAAGATCTCTTAGCTGTTGTCTGTATGTCTGCCACTCAGCTTTTTGAGAATCGCTAAAAGGTGAATCGGAAACCATTCTCCAATCACTATTTTCTAGTAATCCAGATCTCATGTCTCTAATAATTTCTAGTTTAGTATTAGCTGACATAATGTCATAAACTGGATTGTTGTCTGCATCATAACCGTAGTCGATGATGTTATCTATCGTAGTAGCCAATCCATTTGCAAATTGATATGTCATTATCCTACCTTTTGAATTATCCAGTTAGAATTAGCACCTGTAATAGTTACAGTACCTGCAATAGCCAATTGCTCTGTTCCTATTCTAAATGCTTGCCCTGCAGTCATGTAAAGAATCATTCTGAGGTTAGTAGATGCTTCGTTGTGACCAGAGTTCACACGGATATAGTCAGATGCAGATATGGGATCTTGTACTGTTGTATCGATATAAAATCTTAAACCAATATTAGTTCTTGCAACAGAAGTACTCATGTAAAGGTTAACATAACAATCATAGTAACCATCAGAAGGTACAGTGATGCCAGTTGTAGCAACTGTAAAGCTTCCTGTATTATAATCCGCTGTAGCATTAAAACTGTTTCTTAAAGCTAGTGTAGAATTACCACTAAAGTCAGAGAAGTCTCCTGCTGCACCAGCAAATGATCCTCCAAGCTGAGTTTGCAGATAAGTATTAGAAACATTACCTGTACCGAAGCCTTGGGCTTGGATGTAGTTATTGGATGTATATGAAGGTAAGACAACAGATCCATCAGTATTCAAAACAATATTGTTTGCTGCCGATGAAGGATTCTTTAATGCTGTAACTTTAAGTGTGCTCATTTTTTATTACCTGTTCTTTGTAATATATTTATATGTCCCTCTTAAATTTCGTGCCTAATCACAACAATACCAGAGCCACCAGCACCAGCAACACCATTCTGATAAGCACCAGCACCGCCGCCACCGCCTGTGTTATCGCCACCAATTGCAAGTGAGGTTCCTGAGATTGTAGTTGTCATTTATTATATCCTTTAATAAATTCCAAATCTACTTAACCATTTAAACGTAAGGTTGTGTTGCCGGTAATAGTTAAGAGTGTACCTACTATACTATTGTATGTTAGAGCAGAAGCAGATACATTAGAAGGTGTGCCAGCAACATAAGATGTGTATGATTCCAATGGAACCCACACTTTAACAACTCCAGAACCGCCAGCACCGCCATTACTTGATCCCGGTCCTCCAGCGCCACCGCCACCGCCGCCTTTATTTGCTGTACCAGCAGCAGCAGTTAAGCTATTTGGTTTAGCGGTTGCTGGTAGTCCGTCACCGCCGCCTCCCAGACCCCCATTGCCGTTGGCAGCAGATTCTGCACCACCACCACCGCCGCCAGCATAATAAGTGCTGTCAATAGCCCACTGAGACCCGGCGCCGCCGTGTCCGTTACCTCCATTACCGCTAGAACCGGCTGCACCAGCACCACCGCCGCCAGATCCAGCGTAAGGAGAGCCAGTTCCACCAGAACCACCACTATTACCTAGTGACCCACCTGCTCCTCCATTACCATTGTAGCCGCCACCACCGCCAGAACCCCCATTGGTTCCTGTTGATGAATTACCTGTTCTATCATTAACGTCAAAAGTGTTCCCTGCACCTCCACCGCCGCCGCCATTTTGTGTGTATCCAAAGAAAGTGGTAGCACCACCATCGTTACCCTTGGTTTGGCCAGTATCACCACTCGAAGCAGCACCCTTTATGCCGCCAGTGCCTCCACTACCAATAGTAATAGAATAAACGGTGTTGGTTGTAATGGTCTGATTGCTCAGCGCTCGGTATGCTCCTGCACCTCCACCAGCGGCTGCACCATTATGCCGACCAGTACCGCCGCCACCGCCACCACCGCCGACCATGAGTATTTCAGTACCAGTGCCATCCCACAAGTCACCGCCAGCCAAAACACCGCTCAACATCATCACCTGAGGAACACTCATTAGCTCACGTTTCCGCTAAATACTAGCCGGGAAGCAACGTCGTTAAGAACCGTAACCAAACCTTTTCCTGCTAACGTTACACTACCGCTTGTTCCAAGTGCTGTAGTACCGCCAGCAATGTAAGCGTTATTCGTCATGCTGGTCCAACTAATTGTCACATCCGTATCTTTAAAATTAAATACTGTGATAATCTGACCTTGAACACAGTTAGATGCATCAATAGTAAAAACACTTGCACTACCGCTAAGAGCAAAATACTTACCAGAACTTCCTGAAGGTAATGCATACGGCGTAGTTGTAACATCAGTTCTCTCCAGCACACGAACATTACCCTGTGCATCTTGGATTGTCCCACTAGCTGTTACATTAACTGCTGTTACTGTGCTGCCTACTTGATAGGTATTGTTATCACCAGCATCTGCTGTTTTGATTTCTTCGTAGCCAGAAGTAGCACCCGATAAACGTAACTTACTCATTATACAATACTCCATTCTGATCCAGATGGAATGGTGATGGTAACGCCAGAATTTATCGTTATAGGTCCAGCAGTCATAGCATTCTTATTTGTTGTTATTGTATAGTTAGTAGTTACCGTCTGGTCGTTTTCATAGAAAATCTGATCAGTTGAACCACCTGTGGCTCCTCCACCAGCATTGTCTTGGAAGTAGTTATTTGATACTAAACCAGTTGCTTCAACACCATCTAGTAAATCTGCATCTAAACCAGTACCAGTACCGTCTACAGTTTTAATCTTAGTAAGAACATCAGATGCAGTGTAGGAAGAAGAGTTAAGTTTAGTTCCTAGCTGACCTTGAAGATAATTGTTAGAACTAAAGGTAGAGTTAACATACGTGTTAGTTGCTCTTATACCAATTTGAGCGGATACAGTTGTAGAAAAGTTAGCATCGTCCCCTAGAGCAGCAGCTAACTCGTTTAACGTGTTTAAAGCATCTGGAGCAGAATCAACAAGACTAGAAACTTCAGAGGCCACATACGTCTGAATATAATTGTTAGTCGTAAAGTGACCCGTTAGGTACGTATTAGATGAAAAACTATCATTAACATAATTGTTGGACGTTAACTTACCAGACGTTCCAACTGTAAAGTCAGTTGCCTTTACAGTTCCAGTTACATCAATACCAGCGCTAGATGTCTCAAACTTCTTAACACCGTCATAATAAAGTAGCACAGCATCGTCTACCTTAAATTTAGCCATCAGTTCACTATTATTGTACTGCATGATATTTACAGAACCGCTACCACGAATTCTTAAATCACCAGTTCCGGTATCATCAATATAACTGTGAGTGCTATCATGATAAATTTGAAGATCAGTAGTATTACCCATCTTAATCTTAGAATTATCTGAAATACTAATACTGCCAGTTGGTGTAATGTCTCCAGTTACTTCAACACCAGTTGCTTTAGTAGCAATCTTTTGTGACCCATAGTGAGAAAGGATTACTTCTCCCGTAGAACCGTCTGCTCTAACATATTCAGTTATACCGCCACTACCGTCATCAGTATAGATTACAGCATCGAGGTCATCTGCCCTCTGGATAATCTGCAAAGTGCCAGTGTAGTTGTTAAGCTGAGTATTTGTTCCATTATGTAGGATCTGAAAATCATCGTCGGCACCAAACGTAGCCTTGACATTATCGGCAAAATTTAAGACACCACTTGTCTTAATAGTATTAGCATTTGATCTTAAGAAATTTGTTTCAACATATACATTTGACGTAAACCTTCCATCAACGTAATTATTAGAAGTAAACGTGGCAATCAAATATGTATTAGTAACGTCACCCGTACCAAAGGTAGTCTTAATATCTTCAAGATAATTGTTTGATACAAAATTACCATCAATGTAGTTATTAGAAGTAAAGGTCGAATGCACATAGTTGTTAGATGAAAATGTTCCAGTCAGATAAGTATTTGAAACATTACCAGAACTAGAAAATGAAGTAATATATTCTTCTAAAGTCTGAGAGCCGACAATAAAGTTGTTAGAGCTTATATTGTTTGCAAATAGGTTATTTGCATAGCCATTGGTATGGACAAGCAGATCCGTGTAGAAATCAAACTTAGTCTCACTGCCTTTAAATTTATTTGTACTCTTAGGATCTGCCATCGATGTTCCTTACCTAGATGTACTATTTATTAAAGACGTAAAATTAATCTACATGTATAAGCGTGTCTAATAGCCAATTCTTCAATTGGTATTCCACAAAGTGATCAGTCGATTCAGGAACTGTAACGCTTTGTTTTTGTTTTTTGAGCGTATCATATACATTTCTCAATTGATCTGACGGAAGATTAAACAGAGCTAAATCTTTTGGGTAAAGAATAGTGTTATACCAAAGCTTTACATTGTGATAAACGGCAAACTTTCCAAACTCTACCATTTCAAACCAATTATTTCTCATCGGGTTAACCATAATGCATAAGTTTCTATTGTTAGACGAACAGTATTCTTTAAATATATTAAAATTATGCATTAGAGTTTTAAAGCTTCCATTAACTCTAATTTGTTCATATCTTGTTTCGTCAAGACTATCTATACTGATATTAAGATGAATATTATTATTAGATAATATATGTTTAACTCTTTTATTATAAACAGTTCCATTTGTAGCAATATTAATTTTTAAATTAGAATTTATTCTTGCTACATCATCACATATATCTAAAACTATTTTTTGTGCAAATGGCTCACCTCCGTTAAATCTCAACTCAGTTAAATGAGGAATAAACTCCTGTAGCTGTTCTCTAAACTTCTCATCGTATATTTGTGGAAGAGGTGGTAGCTTATCTCTGTTCTTTCTTATTCCAGAACTTAATGTTCCATTGCACATTACACATTCTAAGTTACATTGATTGCTTAGTTCTAACTCTATCAAGCTCGGATAAAAATCATTTAATGGGTATTCTTCATATGCTTTAGCTAGAGGCCACGATCCGTTGTTTATATCGTGCTCACATTCCTTACATCTAAACATGAATATGTTTTGTGTTAGTGCATCTCTATAGTTTTTAAATTTTTCTCCAGTCCAGATGTCTTTTATAGATCTTTCATGTGACCACTGATCGCAATGATCAGTCAGTTTCCAACATGGAGATACTTTACCATGTACAGTAAAATACATGTTGTTGAAAGGAGCATTACAGGGCGCAAGTTCTCCGTATGAATCTTTCATATGTACGTTACTTGTCATTTAATATCTTACACCACTCAGGAAAAGCTACATTGAAATCATTTGTTCGAAGGTTGTCATAGAATTCAATATGATATTTAAATCTATCTATCAAATTTTCTCCCTTTAAATTCAATCTTTCCAGAATCAATTGTATGCGTGTGTCCTTACTTTCTATAAACTTATTGTTAATTTTATTCTTAGCATGATTTGGTAAATTTACAATATTAAGAAAATTAGGATTGGTAACATATTGTACAGACACTGGTACACCTAGATCGTCAGAAAACTCAAAAAACTCATCAATATAAAAAACATTGTACCAATTAATTGTGCAGTTAAACGTGACCCTTTTTCCAAAGGTTTTTAAAAACTTTACAATATTTTTTTCTACGTAATAAAAGTCAGAACCTTCTCTCTGGTAATCATTTCTTTCGTAGATATCATCAAGACTTATGCGAACATCTAGGTTAGTAAACTTCTTTAAAATGCTTATAAAGTTATCGTTCCAATGAGTGCCATTAGTCACGATTAATAGACTTTTATCGTATAGCTGTTTATTGTCTAAGTACTCTACTAATTTTTTTACTTCAGGATTTACAAAAGGCTCTCCCCCTGCAAATAGAATATGCTTAGCATTCTCTATCCACTCAAATGTTTTTTCCTCATGATGAGTTCCTAATATTTTATTAGAAGAATAGAAGTTTCTTACATCTGCAGGTTCAGATTCTTTAGCAATAGAGCTAGAGTTAAAAGATCCACACATTCTACATTTTAAATTGCAAACATTAGTCGTTTTAAATTCATAATATAAAGGACTATCTTCGACCACTGGAGAATCAAAATCATAATCCTCTGCCCAGCCATTTACCACTGATCTTAAACTTTCGTTTCCAGAATCTTCAGCTAACCAACAATCTTTACATTCGTCTGGCTTTTCATCATTTAAAAACTTAGCTCGCAGATCTTTAAAATTATCGTTATTCCATGCTTCATCAATTCTCTCATCTTTTAGAAAAGCAAGAGGCTTCGGATATCTACAACAAGGAAGTATTGCTCCTCTAGGATCTATGGACATTTGTGTGAAGGGCGCTTTACAAAAATTACTCATCTATATACTCAATTCCCCCATTTCCACATACAGGGACACAACATTTAGGAGCATATTTTTCATGCTCGTTGCAACCTTTAACGACAGCATTTCCAAAAGCTGCCCACTCATCAGACAATAGTATTTCTTCTATAGATTCATTATTAGAAACTTTTAATTCTGGTTTTAATAAATCCAAATATAGAGGATCATCATTATAGATGTAGTCTACATGACAGCACGGAACGATATATCCTGTCGCTGTATGCGCAAATCCTTCTGATGTTTTGTTTAAACACATAGGTTTTAATTTTACCATTTTATTATGCTACCATCTGGATAGTAAAAAATGTTTTCCATAGATTTTTTAGAAGCAAATTCTTCGATTGGTTTGAGACCGGGAGGATGCCGTCTAGAATGAACTAAGTTGAATACGATTCCTAAATCCTTAGCCATATTCTTGCATTCATCTATGTTGAATTGATTATAGTTAAACACTATATATTTCCATATTATATTTGTCGGCTTAATATATTCAGTTGACAATTTCATCATTTTATATAATTTTTCCCCATCTTGTCGAATCCTGTATTTGCTTGAATCCTTGGGCAAACCGTCTATTCCAAAATACCACTCAATCATATCATTAGAATTAGAACATTCTTCAAAAATTTCTCTGTACCATTTTTCAGGTCTGTGAGAAGCAGTGTTGTGTACACTACAACTTTTATTATTTTTAATAATTAATTTTAAAATTTCTTTAAATTGAGGATGCATGCTAGGATCTGAGACTTGTCCGCAGAAATCAAAGTGATCTATCATAGTAAAATATTTTTTTAGGTCTTGTAGTGATATGTTTTCACCTTTAACCTTACCATCCTTATCTATTCTATAACCTCTTTCACACGTTACACATTCTAAAGTACATTTGTTAGTCAGATCCATGTTTATTTGTCTAGAACCAGCCCCTAATCTTTTATAAGATTTATTTTCTCTCCATAAAAAATTACTTAGTTTCATCTACTGAGCACCAATTACGACAGACACGGGGAGAAGTATTCCAGTCTTTTCTACTTTCTTCCAACTGATTAAACCAATCAGAGTTAAGAATTTCTTCTAACGAGTAATTTTCTAAATTAAACAAATCTTCGTTTTCTATATATTCTTGGAACACTGTATTCCAAGGTTCATTAGGTAAAGTCTCTGCAATTATTTCAGAATTTTGAAGACCGTTTTGTATGGATGTGTGATCCATGTCTCTTAGATCTATTTCACCTTTTTTTGGATACGCAAATTGCTTTGCTAGAAATAATGTATTAGCAAAAAAGCAGCAAGGATGGACTTGTCCATCTGGGTTTATGTTAACTTCTCCTTTCTCAAAGAAAGAACATTTAATCTTCATCATTTTTTCCTTGGTAGACCTATTATTCTAAAATTATTTTCTTTGTTTGATGGAAACAATGATTCTATTTTTCCTTCTGAAATAAATCTAAACTGTTCTGGATTTTTATCAAACCTATTTGAAGGACAGACGTAAATAGACTTAGCACCATATTTATATACGAGATCGGCTATATCGTTTATGCTGTTTTCGTTATGCTCAAAAACAACTGTATATACTTGAGCAGGTGCTTGAGCATCCGTAAAAGCCTTCATGTTGTCTAACACTTTACTTAGTGTTGTACCTCTTCTGTATCTCTCATGCTGCTCTTGCGTGACCCCATCAACATCAAAAATTACAGTAAGTCTTTTACTATTTTTGTGGCTTAATACACCTAGATTCCACCAAAATTCTTCGTCCCGCATTGATCCGTTAGTGTTGATTGTGACGTGTACTCTGCTATTATTCTCTAATATGAATTTAACGATATCAAAAATATCCTTATTCATCATGGGATCACCCCACGTCCCACATATACTAATAGACCTATAATAATTTAAAGATTTTACAGAAAACCTTTTCTTAAATTCTTCGGTTGACCACTGTATAAGAGGAAGCCAATACACCTTCTTAGATATATCCTCTTGATCAGTCCTATGGCATTGCGGACACGATGCATTACAATAAGTAGACAGATCTAAATTTGCATGCAAGTTTCCAATATCGTATCCCATATTTCCACCTACATTAAATTGCTAAACATTTCGAATTTTTTGTTAATAACATGAAATATCTTAGAGTCTTCGACGTAAGGAAAATTATCAATAACTCTTTGATGCCAGTCTTCACTGATGTAGTCTATATCTACCTTATTTAACACTCTCTTGTAAGCAAATATGGTTTCATTGTCATAATTGAACGCTCTAACTATATTAGGATGAAACAGCGAAGTGTCTTGTTTAAGATAGAACATGTCATCAATTATATCTGATAACCCATCAAAGTAATTTAGCTTTTGTATTTGATCACTAGACGCTATCATTATTCCTGTATTAAAAACGTCTGTGTCTGATTCTTCTTTGGAGTACCCAGAATCAAGTAGCATTGCAAAGGTGTTCCAATACTTAGAAGCAGGATTTCGTATACAAAGATTGTAACTATCTGGTCTTACATTTTTACCAAACAAAGCTTCGCTATTTTGTTCCCCGCAAGCAAACTTGTTATGAATATCATGGCAATCAAATATATTTTCTGACGTGTTTACTATCACATCCAAGTCTAAGTAGCATACCTCATCATATGTCTTAGAGTACTCTAACATACAATAATGCTTATAGAAGTTTATGATATCATATTCTGAAATTTTTGGAAATGACTCTCTAAACCATACCTTAAATTTAGTATAATTATCATCCTTTTCTCTTACTTGGTAATCAGAATCACATAGAGAAGCATACTTAGACTGATTTAGAATAATCCTGTCAGACCATTCTAAAAATGACTGCTTGGTTATCATACTTTTATCAGTAGAGGCTTGAGTTCCGTCTCTGTTCCACCATCCGGGATTATCGAGATCAGCGTCATCTATATCAACATTAAGAGTAAACGTTATTCTATTTGCCAATGACCATAAACCTTGTGAATCCATTCTGAGGCAATTGACCAGCGTATATTATATCACTGTCCGGAAGAGCTTCCTTTATGTAACTAACAAAATCAGAAAGTGTTTTAGATGTATTAACATGAGACATCAGATCTTCTTCATCATTGCTTTGGAGTGCAAAGACAGTGCCGTTTCTTTGCCCGTTTATCATACTGCACAAATCATCTCTATCAACATGTTCACAGCTAGTGTTTACTATCACATCCAATCTCTTATCAGTTGTCCAAGTAAACATATTATCTATCTTAAAATCAATCTTACCGCCAAAGAGTTGATAACCAATTGTCTCAGTCATTTCATCGGAATCTAATGAGATAATATGATCAAAATGTTCTTGTAGTAAGTGTGCCATTAGACCGTACCAGCCGCCCTGCACAAGAACAGTATAATCTAAGTGTTCTTCTCTCTTGAGAACTTCTAATAGTTTATCAGAGAGCCATGTTTTACTCTTCCAATGATTTTCAGAAAGTGAGTGTATGATATCTTTGATTCTGTACAGATCATTGTCTCCGTATTCAGAATAAAGATATATTTCCTCAATAGATTTTAAGGAGGACTTATAGATATCTAGATCAGACTTCATACTCTAGCTCTTCATATGTAATGATTGGTCTTCCAGTTACGTCTGGCTCAAACTTTTTAGACTGAATAAACTCTTCATGAAAGTACTGGTATCCAAAGTCCTCATGAACAATGAATCTATCAATGCCTTTATACTTTCTTAGATAGTAATCCATCTGACCAGTATTAAAATGGTTCCATATTCTATGCACGTATGGATTGTCAGCATTCCAAGATATGACAGATGAATGCATAGTAACATCATAGTTCTGAGGTCTGCTGTAGACTTCATCGTCCATCTTATGCCAAGCACCTACTACTGTAAGAACACCCCAATCAATATGAGAGATAAACTTGTCTAAGTTATCAACTACATCCACGTCCAAATCAAAAAACAATGTCGGTCCTGATAGTGGAAAATCTTCAGAGAACATTGCTAGTTTGTTCCACCACTTTTTAAGCGCTGGCTTCTTAGGAATAGGAATGATCTTTACATCTTTATCTATTCCTTCTGGATCGTCAGTATAACAATAGAAAGGAAACTTAAGATGATCCAAACTATCACATAGTTTGTTGACATGGTTGTGGGAGTACTTATCACCCCACTTCACAAATATAATATTCATTAAAAATTTTCCTCTAAAATTTTATTCATATTTTTGTAGGAAAGACTCTTTTTACAATCTAATAATTTTATTAATTTTTTTTCTACAGTAGAAAAATCTAAAGTCATAAAAGAATACCTCAACAAAACCCTGTCCGTGTTTCCTTTAGGAACCATATGTCTTTCTGACACGTTCATTAGTCCCAATTTATAATACACCGGACCATAGTTTTCAAATACAATAGGCTCATTGCCTTTAATTAGATAATTTAGAGCACACTTAGGCCCATCGTCTGCATGAAAGGGCAATTCAAAATCAGATTTCTGCGTATAAAAATTTATTCTTATTTCATTAGTGAAAAAAATTTTATGATTCAACCAATTTGGCATATGACACCAAGGGTTGTCGTTTGGTAACTGTGGTCTGGAAAAAGGTTGCCAATCATTGGGTATTGGAATGTCAGTAATTTCACAGTCAAACAATCTAAAATACATTTTTAAATCTTTTTATCCGTCTATAGTACTATCAGCAATATACCACCCAATTCCTTCTAACTCACTTTGTATGCTGGCTTCATAGTCACCTACCAAAGAACGGTGAGAATTGTATGTATCTGTACTCCAAGTTTTTACTTCAGTAATAGTTTGTGTCTCTATGTTTAATTCCACAGTCCGTTCAACTTCGTCAGACTCATAAAGAATACCATTCTGATAAGCGCTACATCGTTCTATATCTTCTCTAAGCTCAGACAGAGCGCTATAAGCATCAGTCCAATTAGAAGATTCTTTCTGTATTGTTAACGTTTGTATTTTTCTGCTCATTTTTATGCTCCAGAGATACTGTAAACGGATAAGTAGTTGCTATATTCTGCCAACTCGTAACTTTTTGTTTTTGAGAAGGCACTGTACAATACAGACCATCTAAGACCTTTAGTTGCTTATTGTTGTCCAAATATTTATTGAACTTCTTTACTGCAATTGTCAACGATCCT